ATGTGTGATTGTAATACAAAAAAGTTGTAGATTTATCACACTTAAAAATATATACAATTATGGCAGAATATAAAGCAAAATCATCATCAGGTACTTGTTACAAGAATGGTTTTAAAATTAAATGGGCTACAGCAACTCAAGAGGAGTTAGCGTATGCTTATGAAGATTTAGGGATGACTACATTAGTAGAAAAATTATCAACTACAAAAACAAAAGATGAGCCAAAGAAAGCAACCAAAAAGAAAAAGTCAGGTAAAGAATCTTCAGACTCAAAAGAGTAATACTTTTGAATTTGGAGTTTTTAATTTAGCAATTCCTGAACATATTGAAGAACCTTTAGATTTAGCAAAGGTAAGAACTAAGTTTATTCCTTTTGGTACTAACAACCTATTTCCTCAGTATTTAGCAGAATTAAAGCGTAAATCTTCTACCCATAGAAGTGTACTAGCACAAAAGACTATCTTTACAAGTGGTGCTAAGTTTGTTACGAATAATGAAGATGTTAAAGAATACATCAAAGATGTAAATGCTGATGGAGAATCGTTAAGAGAGGTTTTTAAGAAATTAGCAGATGATTACTATTCATTTGGAAATGCCTATTTAGAGGGCGTATTATATGATGGTGGACTAAATCTATATCACATAGATGCAACTACTGTTAGAATGTCTAAAAACAAGAAAGAAGTATATGTACATCCTGATTGGGCTAAGTACAATACTATGAAAGATAAATTATCTATCCTTCCTATTTATCCTGAAGTGAGTGGAAATAGATTTGTACTTCAATTTAAAGATTACGAGCCTACATTCCAATTCTATGGATTACCTGATTACATTGCTGCATTAGAGCATATTGCAGTTGATTATGAAATTGGTAAATGGAATCACACTAAATTCAAGAATGGATTTCAGCCTTCAGCAATCGTTGAGATTAATGGAGATATGGGTGAAGAAGAAGCAAAGAAATTAGTAAGAGAGGCACAAAAGAAGTTTGTTGGAGATGGAAACAATGGTAAGATTATGTTCATTGTTAAGAATGGAGATACTTCAAGTGCTAATGTTCAGATTATCAAAGATGACCAAGATGGTAGTTGGATAGATTTACAAAGAATAACTGACCAAAACATTGTAACTGCTCATAGATGGCAACCATCATTAAGTGGTTTAGTTAGTTCAGGGAAAATGAACAATACAGGTAGTGAGATTAGAATTGCTTATGATTTAGCAATGACTACTGTAATTAAAGATACTTCTGACTTATTGTTAAATGGGATTAGAGGGGTTTTATACAAAGAGTTAGGTTTCTTACCTGAAGAATTAGTGATACACTATGAGCCACCAATTAGTTTTGCAACTCAGATTGACCCTAAACAAGTTCTTACTATTAACGAACAAAGAAGAATGTTAGATGAGGATTTACCACTATTAGAGGAGGGTAATATGTTCTTAACTGATAGAGAGCAAATTATTGTAACTAAAGATGATGATGGAGATGGTAAAGGTGATGATGAGGTGGGTGATATGCAAGTAACTGAAATTGAAAAAGAATAACTATGGCAAATGTAAATCAATATATACCTTTAGTAACAGCAGCAGAAGTTATAAGTAATAGTTTTACTAACGCTAATACTGATACTGCTTTAGTTTCTAACAGCACATTACTTCTTGCTGAGTTAGCACATTTAAAAGAGGCGATTGGTAAGAAGTTTTATGAGGAATTAAAAACTCAACATAATAATGGTACTTTATCTACTGCTAATCAAACTTTAATGGATGATTTCTTAACAAGAACTTTGTGTTGGTTTGTTAGGTTTGAGGTAATTAATGAAGTTCAGAGTAATAGTAGTAGTGCAGGTATTGTACATAATCTTGATGAGTTTGCTACTATTATAGACCCTTCTGAGTTAAACGCTTACAAGCAGGACACTTACAGAAAGGCTGAGATATACTTAAAAGATATGCTAGATTATATGAATGATAGCGACCAGAATGGTGATTATCCAACTTATGAATCTAATAAGCCTTGTAATAATGATGTTTATAAGAATCATGGTATAATAATGTATGATAGTATATATTCAAGACCTACTAGAAATTATGATAGTTGGAAGAATAACTGTCCTTGTGATGATTGTTAAAATAAATATATAAATGGCTGCAAACGAACATAAAAATTTAAGTAGTATAAATAGACATAATCCAAAAGGGTTTGAAACTGCTATTAATGATACTGTTTTAAGTAAAAGTGGAGGAACATCTGCAACAGGTACTGATGGCAACTTAGAGTGGAAGAATAAGTCTTATATGGGTGTTACTAATTATAAGATGCAAGGTTATGTTACAGGTGCTGCAAATTACTTCTATGGAGAGGATATAGCAGATACTAACTCTCCTTATGAAATGGCTGTTGATTATGGTACAGGAACAGTATCTTCAGGAACTTTAACTCCTGCAAATTTCTTTAGAATTGGTCAAGGGTGCGTTATACCTGAAACTGCTAGTGTTACATCTATAAGTGGTTGGCTTACAAGTAGTGGTTCTAATGCAGTTACTATTGCTATATGTAAAATCACACCTGTAGAGGGTGTTACAACAGCAGTAACTCCTATTGTAATTGATGAGATTTCAGTAGATGGTCTTGGTAATAATTCCAATTTAATTAGAATAAATGAAACAACTATAACTACAGCAGCATTAGCAGCAGGAGATATTATCTTTCCAATGATTAAGGAAGCGATTGGTGGTTCATCAATATATATGAATATAGCAGTACAAACGACAACATTCTAATGACAACAAAAGAGGAGATAGTATCAATGAAGAAAGACATAAGTTCAATAAATGAGAAGATGGATAATTTGGATAATAAATTAGATATGATTACAGAGAGGTTGTTGAATCCAGATAAAGGAGTTGCTGCTAGAGTGAACAGAAACACAGCAATGAGAAAGGTTTTAGTGAAAGCAATGTGGATGATTTACGCTATAACTTTAGGTGCATTGATAAAACTTTTTACAGAATAAAAATAAAATAATAACAATTTAAAAATAAAATAAAATGAGTACATTTGATACAGACAATACATTACTATTTGAGATGCTTGGTAAGGGTGGTGGAACTGAGGTTTTCACTACTGCTGCACAAACAAGTAAAGACTGGTATTGCATATTTTTTCCAGTAGAGTCAGTAATTTCTACAATAGCAGGAGATGCTACTAATGTTACTGCTTTAAATGGTCAAACTATGAACGCTGGAACAACATTATTTTTGCGTACAACTGCTATCACTTTAACGAGTGGTATTGGTATAGGGTACAGAGAGCATGATGGTAACACAAATGCGTAATGAAATTATCTCTAGGCATATCATTACCAACAAGTAATAAGGGAGGTCTAACTCCTATACAAAAGCAAACTAATACTTTTAAAACAAGAGTTATTGCTGATGGAGGTGTATTTGAGGCTAAGGCTTGTTTAGAAGCACAATTAACTAATTTAAGTAATATAGCATGAGTTTATTAGATGATGTAAGTATTGTAGTAACTCCTAATGGGTATAAGGCAGGAACTTTGTTTGGGGCTATTCCTGTGCCAACTTTAGGTTCAGAAGAGGTTACTAATGGAGATTTTTCTACTGATAGTTATTGGACAAAAGGAACAGGTTGGACTATAAGTGGAGGAACTGCAAATGCAAATACAAGTGGCAACTATATAAGTTTATATCAAAATTCTGTATTTACAGTAGGGAAAGCATACGAATATGAATTTACTGTTTCAAATTATTCACAAGGAGATGTGAGATTTACTCAAGGTGGGATAGATATTTCAGGACTTAAAAGTGCAAATGGAATTTATACAGGTGTATTTTCAGCATCACAAACTTCATTATATATTCAAGGGGTTAATTCTTTTATAGGTTCTATTGATAACGTATCAGTAAAAGAATGGGTTGGTGCAGATATGGATGTTACAAGAGCAACTGCTGCTACAAGAGTAGATGAGAATGGTTTAGTAAATTATGCTGAGGTTGTTTCAGATACAGAATTAGTTACTAATGGAGATTTTGCAACAGATAGTGATTGGACAAAAAACGGGTGGACTATTAATGGAGAAGCATCTAATGATGGAGTAAATACAGGTAATTTAAACCAAGATATAGGGTTACAACAAGATAAAACATATTTAGTTGAAGTAACAATAACTAACTATAATAGTGGAACATTGCAAGTAAGACTTGGGTTAGGTTCAACTATTGATGTTGGAAGTTCTGAAGATACATTTAGTTTAACATTAACAAGTACAAGTACAAATAGTTTATTAAGATTTTATCCGAAAGTAGGAAGTTTGTTTAATGGCTCAATATCTAACATATCAGTAAAAGAAGTTACAAGAGATAACGTACCTCGTATAGACTACACAGGAGGAGGTTGTCCACATATATTAGCAGAGCCTGAAAGTACGAATTTATATAAAAATTATAATTTATTATCGGCTATTGGTACAGGTGCAGTTTCTCTTAATAATTCTATTTCTCCTGATGGAACTCAGAATGCTACTAAACTCACCTTTGGTTCAAGTTTAAATGATGGTGCTTTGTTGTCAGTATCAGGTAGTCCTTGTGTTGCATCTACAGTATATACATTTTCATTCTATGCTAAAAGTTTAGTCGGAGATGGACAGTTTAATTTAAGAATTGATACAAATTCACAAAGCATTTTGGTTAATCAAAATTTTACAACTACAATTGATTGGGTAAGATATACTCATACCTTTACAAGTGATGCAACAGCAACCTCTTTTGGTTCAAATTCAAGATTTAGAAAAGTAACAGCAAGTAATGAGATTTTGTTTTATGGTATGCAATTAGAAAAACTAAGTTATAGCACAAGCATAATACCAACATCAGGAAGTACAGTAACAAGAAACCAAGACATCTTCACAAGAGATGGTATAGGTAGTTTGATTAATAGTACAGAGGGGGTTTTGTTTATTGAGATGGCTGCTTTAAGTGATGATTTAACTGCTCGTAGAATTAGCATTAATGATGGCTCTTTTAATAATATAGTAGCAATAGGATACACAAGTGGTACTAATGAAATAAAAAACAGAGTAAAGTCAGGTGGAGTAACACAGGCTAATATGAATTACACAGCACCTAGTATAATTAGTGATTTAAAGATTGCGTTAAAGTGGAAAGTTAATGATTTTGCAGTTTGGGTAAATGGTGTTGAAGTAGTAACAGACACTAGTGGAACGACTCCAATAGGTTTATCTCAAATATCTTTTGATAGAGGAGACGGAACACAGAATTATTTCGGCAAAGTAAAACAACTACAAGTATATACCACAGCACTAACAGATACTCAACTAGCAGCCTTAACTTCATAATATGAATATATATAAATTACAATACGAAACAAAAGCAGAAGGAGATGCTGACTTACTTGCTAAAGGTACTTATGAAATAATAACTGAAGAAGGAGTTACTCAAGATGTTTACAGAAATGGTACACAGGCAATCGTGTATCTTGGTAAGTTAGTAGAAGTACCTGCAACTTATGATAAAGATGGTAAAGAATTAACTCCTCCTATTTATTATGATGGAGTATTTTACGACCTAATGACTACAGAAGAAATTGACTTTGGAATACACGAGTTATTTCCTGTAAATTGTGTACATTCGTTCTTAGGTTATGAAAAGAATGCAGAAGGTACAGATGTAGACCCTGATGAATTAATAATAGAATAATAAATAAAAAATTATGGCAACAACAGTAACAGCAGAAAATTTAACAGTAACAATAACAGAACAATATACTCTTAATGGTGTTAGTTATGGTAATACAATGAATAAAACCTATACAGATAATGGTGAGGTTTATCAAAGAGTAATGGCTATACCTTATAGTGCTGAAGATGCGTTTACAGATATAATAAATTTTGGTGCAGCAGATGATGCAGGACAGGCAGATATAGATAACTATAAATATTTCAGAATAAAGAATTTAGATGATACTAATTTCTTAACATTAAGAGTTAAAGGGACAGCAGATTCTTTCTTTGTTAAAATAAAAGCAGGGGAAACTTTCTTGTTGATGGATAATGAGATTGATGCAGTAGCATCTAGTACGACTTTTGGTGCTTTTACTGATATATCACAAATATCTGCTAATGCAGATACAGCAGAAATTGATATTGAGTTTGTTTGCGTTACTGCGTAATTTACTTTATAAAATGGAATTAAAATACTTTAAAAGAAGTGAGTTTAATTGCAAATGTGGTTGTAATACAAACTACATTGATAGTGATTTCTTAGAAATGATGGATAAAGCAAGAAGAATTGCAGGTGTTCCGTTTAAAGTAAACTCTGGTTTTAGATGTGAAAACCATTCACTATCTAAGAAAAATCCAACCTCATCTCATATAAAAGGTATTGCTGCTGATATACATTTTACTGATGGTAAAAACTTAGCACTAATAATGGGAGGATTAGGAGGTGCAGGATTTGAAAGATTTGGTATAGATTTTAAAAACAAATTTATACACGCTGATTGTGATGAGGATAAAACAAACCCTTGTATTTGGGGTTACTAAAAAGAATATTAACTAATTAAATATATATTATGAATTTTATTACAGAAAATTGGCTAGAATTATTGGTTGGAATAATGGCTTTTGCGAAAGTTGTTACTAATCTAACTCCAACAGAAAAAGACAACAAAATCTTTGGTTGGCTAGATACTATGATTGATGCTATTGTTCCTAAGTACAACAAGAAGAAATAGTGATACAGAAATGGATAGGGTCTATGCTGATGAAGGGAGGTATAGCACCAATAACAGAATTGTTAAGAGCAGTAAAAGAACTTTTTACAGACACTAAAGGTAAGTGGAGTAGTAAAAGAACCATTAGTGGAGTGATAGTACTTGCTGCTAGTCTATACATTGAGAAAAATGGTATTGATACTAATGCTTTGATACTTACAGGGTTAGGTATTTTGCCATTATGTTTTTCTGTATTTGAAAAAAATAAATGTAATTGTACTGATAATTGTAAAAAATAATTATCTTTGCATAACACAGGTAGGGTTGTGCCTATCTTTGTTTTCATTGTTTATAGTTTTCAAGAGTGGGATGTTTAAAAACATCTCACTTTTGTATTATATAAGCATTTTTTTTTGTATAATTGCATCATAACCAATACATAAAACTATGAAGAAATATGGTAAAAGGCTTAGACTATCTAAAGAAGAAGTTGAGATGGTTTATGAGAACAG